GACTTCAGCACAGATGCCCGCCCGTATAGTTGAGTACTTCCTTTATAACAAGAAGGGTTTGAACTATATGGGTAATGGTCTTGGGTATGGTACTCAAGGAAAGAATGATACAGTTCGTCTTGCACGTGACTCTGTATCATATATAACTTCTGGTTTGGTTGATGGTAATAGTGGACAGGTATTGTCTTACTTGAATAAGGCAAGTAAGTCCCTGAACCAACTCCGTTGGATGGAAGATGCGATTGTCATCTATCGTATGGCCAGGGCACCAGAAAGAAGACTGTTTTATATTGACGTTGGTAATCTACCTAAAGCAAAAGCGGAGAACTATCTTCGTGATGTGATGGCAAGGTATAGAACTAAGATTTCATACGACCAGAACACTGGAGAGATTCGTGATGACAAAAAGTTCATGTCTATGTTGGAAGACTACTGGTTGCCTAGAAGAGAAGGTGGTCGTGGTACAGAAGTTTCAACACTTCCTGGTGGTCAAAACCTAGGAGAACTTGAAGATCTTAAGTACTTCCAGGACAAACTTTACAAATCACTGAACGTTCCTACGTCTCGTCAGGACTCTGGTTCTGGATTCCAGATTGGAAAATCAGATAATATCATGCGAGATGAGGTTGCATTTGCAAAGTTCGTTGGTCGTATGAGAAAAAGGTTCTCACATCTATTTGTTGATCTACTCAAGACACAACTAGTTCTAAAAGGTGTTGTATCTCCTAAGGAGTTCGACTCCATGAAGGAGCATATGCAGTTTGATTATATCTATGATAATCACTTCTCTGAACTTAGAGAATTGGAGATGACTCAAAACAGAATGCAGGTTGCAGCCATGGCTGAACCTTATGTTGGTAAGTACTTCTCTGTCTATCAGGTACGTAATCGTCTACTTGGTTACACTGATGGTGAGATCAAAGAGATTGACAAGCAGATTGCATACGAACGTAATGTTGGTATTATTCCTGACCCCGATGCAGTCATGAAACAACAGATGTATCGTGATGGTAATGCAGAAGAGGAACAAGTATCAGGTGACTTCCAAGCTGGACCTGAAGGAGAAGCTGACTTTGGTGGTGATCCAATGGGAGGAATGCCTCCTGGTGGCCAACAACCATAAACTATAAATAATAACATACTCAAATATAAGTTATGTCAAGAGTTGCCGAATTGATTGATTTGATTGTACAAGGAAAGAATGCAGAAGCTAGTGATGTTCTTAATCACGAACTTCTTTCACGTTCTCACCAGGCAGTTAATGATACTAGGCCTGCGGTAGCGGGTGATTACTTTGCTCCTGTAATCGATATGCCATCTGATGGTAGTAGTGTTACAGGTGAACGAGCTGAATATGTAGATGATTCACAAAACCAAGAGGAGGACTTCACCAATGAAGCTGATTAGGGAAGAGATTGAGGCCGTTCAGGTTATCACAGAATCTAACAATGGTAAGAAGACCTTCCATATTGAAGGTACTTTTTTACAGGCAGATATCAAGAATAGAAACGGTCGTATCTATGAGAGTCATATTCTTGCTAAAGAAGTCAATCGTTATAACGAACAATACATTGTAAAGAATCGTGCAATGGGTGAGTTGGGACATCCAGATGGTCCAACTGTAAATCTAGATCGTGTTTCTCATAAGATCACATCACTAAAACAAGAGGGATCTAATTTTGTTGGTAGAGCAAAAATCCTTGAGACTCCAATGGGAAGAATTGCCGGAGCCCTACTCAATGATGGGGTTACATTGGGCGTTTCTTCACGCGGCATGGGATCTCTCAATACTCGCAATGGCGTCAATTATGTGGGTGAAGACTTCATGTTGGCTACTGCTGCTGACATTGTTGCAGATCCCTCTGCTCCAGATGCCTTTGTCCAAGGTATTATGGAGGGAAAAGAATGGGTGTGGGATAATGGACTCCTAAGGGAGTGTGATATCGCTGCAGCTAAAAACAGAATTAATAATTCTTCTGTTCATCAACTTGATGAAACAGTCCTGGAAGAGTTTTATAATCTGTTAATGGGTTGATTTTCCGTAAGTATCACTACCATAAATCAACCTGGGTATAAATAACACTGACTAAATAACTGAAAATTAGTACTTCGACAAATGGCAGATCAAGTAACATCTAAAGCTTCATCAGCAGAGTCTATGGACTCAGTCGCTACTTCGGTAGTGCCTGGTGGTCAATCAGAGACTAAAATTGGTGGACCAACTGCTCGTAATTATCAAGCAGATAACGATTCCTCTAAACTAAGAGTCACTGGAACTAAACCATCCAAGACCGCTGTTAACAGCAAGGCAACTGCCCCTGAAGGAATCGTAAACCCCATCGTACCGGATAGTGTTATCCCCGGTAGTGCCAAGTACGATGGTTCAACCCCCGGTCGTTCCGACACCAGTGGTGGTGCTGACTCCCTAGAGAGTAGTATTGCTTATGGTAATAAAGGACCAGGTAAGAGTGAAGACTCCACCGGTATGCCTCCTAGCAACATGGGAGGTCCTTCTTCTACAGAGAGACGTACTGTCTTACAGAAGAAAACATATGAGCATATGGAAGTTGATGCGAAGGCTGGTGAAAGTCTCGATGAACTTGCTACTGCTCAAAGTGCATCAGATGATTTCAAGTCTAAGGCTAAAGTCATCTTTGAAAGTGCACTCAACCAAAAGCTTCAGATGGAAGTTGCCCGTCTGGAGGAAGAATTCTCTGCACGTTTTGAATCTGAGATTCAGGATATCGCGGAGAAAGTTGAGGGTTTCCTCAACTATACTAGTCAGCAATGGCTAGAGGAAAACAAACTCGTTGTTGAAAACGGTGTTCGCAACGAACTATCTGAATCCTTCATGCAAGGACTCAGATCTCTATTTGAAGACCATTACGTCACACTTCCAGATGAGAAGTATGACATCTTTGAATCAATGGTCAACAAACTTGATGACATGGAAAACAAACTCAATGAGCAGATTGAGACTAATGTGTCTCTATCTTCTAAAATGTCAGGATTCCACAGAGGTGCTATTCTTTCTGACGTCAGTTGGGATCTATCCCAAGCTGGTAAGGATAAGCTAGCAAGTCTTGCAGAATCTGTTGAGTTTGAAAGTGAAGAAAATTATCGTCATAAGCTTGCAGTTCTTAAAGAATCCTTTGCCGGTGAGGGTGTAAGCCCCCAGGCAACATACCTAGAAGAATCTGCAGAGCCTGCACAAACTACAGTCTATGATGGAATGAGCAATTCAATGGCAGCATATGCCCAAGCTCTTTCAAGAACTGTATCCTGATCAAACCTCACACTAACTAACTAAAATGTCTACACGCCATTTACAAGAAAAGTGGGAGCCTATTCTAAGTCATCAAGATCTTCCCGAGATCAAAGATCCTTATAGAAAGGCTGTCACAGCACAACTACTTGAGAACCAAGAGAAGTTCCTTAGGGAACAGGCCATCATGGGCCAAAGCTCTGGTCTCCTTACAGAGGACAACTACTCCGCAAGTCTTGCCGGTGGTCCTCCTACAAACAATCTTAGCCCAGCTGGCGACGGTTATCCAACTGGGATGATTCCTCCTGCAGGACATAATACAGGTGATCTATCTCCTGGTTATTCCGGTTATTCAAACGCCCAAGGCCCTGTTGCTGGTTTCGACCCCGTTCTAATCTCCTTGATTAGACGCTCCATGCCTAACCTCATTGCATACGATGTATGTGGTGTACAGCCCATGGGTGGTCCTACAGGACTCATCTTCGCGATGCGCTCCATGTATGACGGTCCAATGGGACCAAATGAGGCACTCTTCGACGAAGCCGACACCTCATTCTCTTCCAACCTAGGTCTACCTTCTAAAGCTTCTGCCAATCCAACTCGTTGGACCGAACCTGGTTACGACTACGTTCCTGGTGGTGCATCTGGTGCAACTGGTGGTGCTCCTGGTTATGGAACTAATCCTGGTCTTCTAGAGAACACTGCTGCAACTGGTGGACTTCTATCTGATCCACTTGATGGTAATCGTGGTGGCGATGGTACATACGATCCCATGCTTGGTGATCTTCGTGCCATGCAAACACACCAGCTAGAGCATGCTGGTCAGTATGATGGTAAACTAGGTCTCAATGGTGTCGACGGTGACTACCGTTTCCGTCAGATGGGCTTCTCAATTGAGAAGGTCGTTGTAGAAGCCAGAGGTCGTGCCCTCAAGGCTCAGTACTCCATGGAACTTGCACAGGATCTCCGTGCTGTTCATGGTCTTGACGCCGAAGCTGAACTCGCTAACATCCTCTCTTCTGAGATTCTAGCTGAGATCAACCGTGAAGTCATCCGTACTGTATATCGTACAGCTCTTCCTGGTGCTGCAAACAATGTTAACCAGGCTGGTACATTTGACCTTGACCTAGACTCCAACGGTCGTTGGTCAGTTGAGAAATTCAAAGGTCTTCTCTTCCAGATTGAGCGTGACTGTAACGCAATTGCTCAACTCACTCGTCGTGGCAAAGGAAACTTCATCATCTGTTCTGCAGACGTTGCTTCCGCTCTAACCATGGCTGGTGTACTTGACTACACCCCTGCACTCAACGCCAACCTTAACGTTGATGACACCGGTAATCTATTCGCCGGTACAATCAAT